ATCGATTGATTGACTAGGCAGCAGATTATGCCGCCTAGCCTAATTGCAGTGTGATTACTCTACTGAGTAGATAACTGCTGTCTTAATTGTTCCAGTGATTGAAGCACCACCAGTTGTTAAGAGTACATCTGTCTCAGCAGTGTTTTCGTAGCCGAAGCCAGCGATTGCACCTTCTTGAGACATAGACATTTGACCAGCAGACGCTGTTGAAGTAGCTGCGATATATCTATCGTCATCACCACTGTCGCCTACTTTTATAGTTGTAGATGCACCTAAAGCGTCGAAGTGAACAATAACGTCATACACTTTTGCACCTTGAGGTAATCTAGCAACTTTAATGTCAGAGCCAGAAGCTAAAGAAGAAGCTTCATAACTGTCGTATTGAACTCTTAAATTACCGTGCCATTCTGAGCTGTCCACTTTTACAACTGGTTCAGCATCAATGTTAGTAATGTTTGTTCCTTTTACACTAGCCATAGTTTCCTCCTATTACGCTTCATAACTTTCAATAGTCACAACTTTTTCTTCTTCCATTCTAGTTGCGCCGATTGACATACAGTTATAAACTTGAGTTGCATAGCCTTTGTCAGCTCTTTCATCTATTCTTGAAATAAGATCTTGTCCTACTGCAAGTTTGATACCGTCCATACACCAAACTAAGTTTGATCTAAGGTTTCCAGTTTTTGAAAGTCTGTTAGAGACTATGAAGTTAAAGCCTAAAAACGAATTTACTTCGCCATTTGCTAAAGCTTTAACTGTGTTGAAATCACTAGAAGTTACTTGAGTTGTTCCTAACAAATCAGAAATTTGTTTTGGTCCAACAGCAATATATCTAGGTATTGATGGGTCAACATCTGCGCTATCTAAGATTTCTTTTGCGTTTCTTAGTTTTGCAATTGTTAAGCCGTCTGTACCAGCTTCTGTGATTTTTTGCGCAGCTCCTAATGGAACAGAAGTTGATCCTGTTTCACCAGAGTACGCTGTACCGCTTATTGCAGATATGATCTCATCGTCCATTGAACGACCAAGAGCGAAAGCTGCTGCAAGCGCATACGAGCTAGTTGGGTCTATTAACATTCTAACTTTATCTTGGTTATCGATTAAGTCAGCGTATTCGTAGTCAACTAGAGTTACTCTTCTTCTAGAGTGTGGAGTGTCGATCTGTGGAGTATCAGCGTGTCTGCTTACTCTTTTAACCGCAGTTGCTTTACCAACTTGGTCAAAGAAAGCATTTTTGCCTACTACACTCTCAACATCTACCGCATTCCGTAAGAGTGAGCCTTTTTGCTGGCTAAGCATTTGCACGTTGTTCGAATATTGTTGAACAAATGCAGTTGTGATTTGATTAGACATTTTCTAATCCTCCTCTTTTGATTGTTGTTGATTGTTGATTGATCGACTTGATTGTCCTCGTTAGAGGTTCTTGTCTTTGCCTTTTAAGTCTGCAATTAGACTTTTTTTCTTAGAGGTCTTGCATTCGCAAGGTTTTCTCTGTGAAACTTTTAAAACCCAATTTAAATATTCATTTGCTGTTTGCAAAGGTTCGATACGTTGTGTTTCAGGTCCAAACTCTGTTGCTAACCTTAAACACTCCAACGCAATATCTTCAATTGGTTTAGCCATTGAGTTGCTGTCTTAGTTTATAAACTTCCTCTACCGCTTTACGGTGATTAGGATGATTTTTATTCCAATAAGCAGAGCCTTCCTCAGTTAGCTGTGAAATCTCTTTTTCAATTTGTCCAGCTGTCATATAGCCAACGTCATCACCTTTAACGATTTCATCCTCAGATAATTTATCTGCGAGCATCGTAAAAGCTCTAATGATTTCAACGTTGTCGCCTAATCGTGAACCATCTTGTAAGATTGTATTGTTTAATAATTCTTTACCAAACGTTTCACTAGCTAATCGTTTTGCTTGATCTAAACGTTTACCATATTCAGCGCCAAACTCTTTTTTCAATAAACTTTCTGCTTCAAGTTGTTTAGCCTGTGCAGTTTGCAATTTAGATTGCTCACCCACGCTATTCATTTCTTGATAAAACTTTATTAAACTTTCAGCTTGTTTAGGTAGTAAACCTAATTTGTGTGCTGTTTCATTAAATGATTTTAACTGTTCAGGATTTATTTCATCTTCCTTAAAAGAATATTTATAATCATCAGGCTTTTCAGGTGCGCCTAATTTTTTAAATACTTCTTTCCAATCATCCTCTGTAGCCATTTTATTTGGTACAGCGATTTTATTTGCACCTACCATTTTTTGTGCGTGAAGGTAACTTTTCAGTAAATCCTCCATATTATTAAAATTAGATAGTGCTTTTTCTTCTTTGTATTCCTCAGGTATTAGACTTTTAAAATCTATTTCCTTAGGTGTTTCTGTTTGCTGGATTGTTTCTTTTCCAGTTAAAACAGTGCCTTGAACCTCAGCAGTTGCTTGAGATTGATTATCTTGAACAACGGCTGTTGGTTGTTCAGATTGAGCAGATTGCTCAGTTGTCTGATCACTCATAGTACTCCTATTTATTTTTGATTTATTAAATTTTCCATAAAGACAACCATTGATCTTTGACCTTCATAAAAAGCGCTTTCGTGACTGTCGCCTTTAACGTGGGTTGTGTTATGGAAGTGGCATCTCTTCTTGAGATCGTCTAAAATTCTTTTGCCTTCTTCGGTATTAAATATAAATTTATAATCTGCTTTTAATTGATTTATCTTTTTAAATTGCGGATCCATTATTTACTTCTTTAACCATTGGTGCAGCGTTCTTAGCAATTTGACTTTCTTGCATCGCTTGCATCATTTGCATTTGTTGTTGTTGAGCTGCTGCTCGTTCTTCTCTTACTTGTTGAACTTGTTTGTCAGACTTAATCATTTTTGCTGGTAAGCCTAAAATATTTATTATTTGTTTTACTAAACCGTTTTCATCAATGTAATCTTGAACAGGTGCGAGTGGTGAAATTTGTGCAAACAATTCTAAACCTCTCATCAAGGATTGAAGCTCTTGTCCTTTTTGCGCTAAAGCCATTGGTGATACGTATTCAATTTCAATTTCTTGATTAGCCAAAATTTCTGGAGCCTCACTAAATACACCGTTACGTAACATAATGTTAAATACTCTTAGTAACATTGGCTGTAATAATTCTGATTGTAGTCTGCCTAATACTGGACCAAGTATTCTCATTTTCTCTTCGTTACGTTGCAACACTTCTGTTGCAGTCATATTTCTATTTTCCGTAATTAATAATTGGTCAACGTGAAATATTCTTGAGATTGCTTGTCGTCTTTGATTTTCAGTATTTAATGTAACCGAAGTATTTGCATTAATGTTTAATGGTTCAATTCTATCTCTAGAACCTGATCGATAATAATTTAAAGATCCAGCACTCATTCTTATTGGTGCAATCATTCCATCATCAGGAACTAACAAAGGTGGATCAACTTGTTTAGCTGCCGCCTTTAATGAAACCTCTACCATTTTATTTAAAACTTTAATGTCTGGTAAAGCATTCATCGCTGGCGATCTGCCATAAATTTCTGTTGAAGCTTTTAAGTATCTTGGAACCACATAAGGCATTTCTCTAAAGCCACCGATAGAAATGATGTGTCCAATGTGATGCTCAAAATAAATACTTTGATAAGGCATATTTTTCTTATCAGCTTTATTCTGATTATAAATTGTTCTTGGTCTAACGACGTGACAAAATTCTAAATCATCTAATGGACTTTTCTTAAAAGTATTCTGAGCTTCTCTTGATAAATTTTCTAAACCAAATTTTTGTACAGCTGCGTGAACTGGCATTTTAAATCTTCGATAAATGCTATCAACGACACCTTTACTATTTTCTTCAATGTATATTTCTTTGATGTGTCTTGCTGAAAATCTTAGAAGATCATCTTTATCTTCTTCGATCATTAAGCACGCCGTACCAAAACAAATTAAGTCGTGGTAACATTCAAATATTTCTTGCTGAAAATTAGAACGAGCAAAGCCTAAATACATTTTATCAATGGCATCTTCTAACCATTCTTTAGCCTCGTCATCTTCATTTAAGATGCTTTCCTTATATCTTAGTGAGAACCAACGGTTTGCTGATGATGTTAGCATACCGTGCAAAGATGCTGCCAAAAGTTCTAGTGCGTGAATAGCCGTTGCATCAAATACTAATGTGTTTCTTTTGTCGCCTCTTGCTCTTTCTTTTGTAATCTCTGCCTTTCTAGTTAATGTATAGTCTGCGCATTCTTGCCAATGGCTTTCCCACGTAGATCTTTTTTCCATTAATCTAGATAAGTTTGACTTTAGTTCTCGAGCCAAATTTCTTAATTCTTGAGCTTGCATTATTTTTTCTTTTTCCAACCACGCTTCATTGCAGCGTAGGCTTTAGGTGTGATAGTTGATTTTGACTTTGATCTTGAGATACCTAATTTTTTTCTTCTATTAATATTTTTTACCAACGACATTTAGCCTCCTAATAATGTTTTTAATTCTAACTCTGGTGCGCCTGACACACCTGTTGAAGATGTAAGTTGAGCGTATTTTCTGCCACTTCTTTTTCCTTTAGTTAAACCAGCTTCAATAGTCGTAGGACCAGCTGGAGTTGCTAACGGTTTAGGTGCAGACATTTGAGATTGTACTTTTGGTTGCTCAGCTGATTTTTTTACAACACCTACTTTTTCAGCTAAATTTACTACTGGACTAAAACCACCCATAATTAATTACCTCCTAATAATGTTTTTTTACTTAATGTTACTTCTGAAAGATTAGACAAAAAGTCTTTTGGGTTTCTTTTTCTATATTCTTGTTTTTGTGATGAAGTAAAATTTTTATAAGCCTCAGTTGTAGTTACATCTTTTAAATCTTTTCTACCTGTAACTTTAGTATAACCAAGTCTTGCTCTAGCAAGATCATCAACTCTGTCCTCAGCAAAAGGTGAGCTTAAGCCCATATATTTTTTACCTGTTCGCTCTTCATAAGCTTTTATTCTTGCTAAACTTGGATCGTTTGGACTTTTAACTTTTGTATAAGGTGTAACCGCTCCCATTTATCCTCCAAGCAAAGTAGCTTTGTTAATGTCTGAATTTGATATTGAACCAATAGAACTGTCAGTTAAGATCGTAGATCTTCTGCCAACTCGATTTCTATTTCTTCTTCTAAGATCCTCAGCCTCTTGAGCTTTTCTTGCTTCATCCTCAACGCTAGGCACAGAGGAAACCTCAGGCATAACTATTGCTGGTGGACTAGGAATTTTAGGACTAAATATTGAACTCATATTTGTACTCCGTTTGTAAATTTTTATTTGTTATAAATTTTTCTTTTTCTAAACCTACTGCTAATGTTCTTAGTGCGTCGGCGGCGTGACTTGCCCACGAATGAACTGGCTTAGCAGAGTAAACTCTATTTTTGTCGTTATACTTTCGATGATAATGTCTAAGTGCATTAATTAACTTAGTGCAATTATCGACATCAATGCTGCATCGTGGCAGTATCATCTTCACTGCGTGGATGCCATCTTCTATGGGTAGCTTGTCAGCTATTTTAAATCTTAATCCTAATTGGTAAGCCGTTTCTCTTCTTGTTCGACCAGTACCAAAATCTGTTTGCTCTAAATCGTGTGGTCCGTAGTGGTGTAAATAGACATAATCTTTTTCTTTGAGGACCTGAGCGTAGTGAGGAAAAGCTTTGTTATTATCCTCATAGAAGTCAATAATATTGATAGCGTGTCCAATATTTTGGAAAAAAATAATAGCAGTACTATCATTAAAACCAATATCCCAAGCGGTATTAACAGGATAGCTTGGATCATAAGGAACTCTAGTAATCCGTTTTTCATCTTCCATCGCATTTAATAGATCACCATAAATTGAGCCTGTTATGTTTCCTATAAAGGAACATTCAAACTCTTGGTTATACTTTGCTTGACCCATCACGGATAAAGCAGCGTCTAACTCTTCTTGATCTATTAATTTTGTATCACTTACTTTTGCTGTATATAAAAACCAATTTGGATCCGATTGCGCTTTTAAATAATAATCATAAAAAAGATTGTTCATTCCTTTTGGTGTTCCACAAAGAGACAACCAACCTTTTCGATCAGCTAATGCTGGTCTTATGACCTCATCAACTACATCTGAACTAACTTGAGCTGTTTCGTCTATAACGCAGCCATCAAGATAAATACCTCTAATGCTATCTGGATTTTCAGATGATAACAGCATTATCCTAGCACCATTCATTAAGTCACAACGCAATTCAGTTTCGTTGTATTTAGTTGCTGGAATTTTAGATGTGTAATGTTTTAAATAATCAAACGCTATTTTCTTGGCTTGCGAATAAGTCGGTGCAAGGTAAGCATAACGAGGATTATGATTTGTGTTTGTCATCGCACATTTAATTAAATGATTGATGAGCATAACTGTTTTGCCAAACCGTCTATGACAACATAATACTGAAAATCTATGTTTGTCTAATTGTTCGTGAATGAAAGCTTGTTGCTTTCTTGGAGTATAAGGTATTGTAATTTTCATACAGGTATCGTTGGCAATACCTTTAAACAATCGGCATTATGTAATTGCATTAAATAATTTTGGTTTCTAAAGTAACAATCGTATCGTTATGTTGTCCTCCGTGAGGAACTAATAAAATTTTTAAAATTTCAAAACCGTATTTTTTTCCAATACCGTTACTATTCCAACCAAAAGAAATTACTTTGCCTTTTAACTTTAAAATTCTTGAAATTTCTTTTTTACAATTAGACCAATACGAAGCATTCATTTCGTGGTCAAAAGCAATACCGTTGTTATGATATTTTTCCTTTAATTGTCTTTGTGAATATGGCGGATCAAAAACTAGATTATTAACTGAGTTACTAGGTATTGATTTTAAATATTCTATTGCATCTTGTTTAAAAGGATAAGGAAAAGGATCAATATATTCATTTCCTAATTCTTTTAATAAAAATTCTTTAATTGGTTTTATAGTAAATGTTCTATGACTTGGCATAGACCAAACACGACTAAAGTTTATCATTAATGAACAGTCGGCACTTTGTCTTTATCCCAGTATTTCATTTCTATCTTTGAAAAAACAAAATCAGCAAACTCAGACATATCTTCGTTATCTTCAAATCCATTAAAGACCATCATAAGTTCACCGTTATACGTAGTGATAGTAAACGCTGAGACGTTTTTAAATTTGTTAGGTATAGTTAGTTTCTTTTTTGCCATCCTCTGCTTTTAAAATTGATGTTGCTATTAGATACGCAATCTCAGGAACTATTGAGTTTCCGAGTGATTTAATTCTGTTGGCTCGATCTTTGTCCAATCCGTAGGATATGCCATCAGGAACTCCACAAAGTTTGGATTGAGTTTGCCACCAAGTCTGTTGTTCTCTAATACCTGATGAGGCAACTTGATTTGGTTTTTTGGTTTTTTGCAAGTTATTGGATTGTAACTCATATCCTTTGTGTCCGATGTTGTTGGTGTTCGATATAGCTTGTTCACTACATCGTTCAGCTTGGCTCCAAATTTCGTTCCTGTTCCTTTTCTTTTCACTGTCCAACCTTTGCTGTTTTGTGACACGTTCTCTGGTGGATTGACTACATCCATTGCGTTGCTTGCCGTTGGAGTTGGAAACATTGTTGTTATTTGTTCCTCCAGTGAACTGAACGGCACTGTCTTTCGACCAATACTCTTTCTGAATGCTATCCTCTTTTCCATTGCTTCTTTGCTTCTTTTCGGCATTTGCGTTGCTGTTGGAGTAACCAATAATCCAAACTCTTTTTCTTTGGTGCCACGCACCGATACCGCTAGCTGGAATAACGAGACATTGGACTTGGAAATTCTCTGCTTCCAAATCTTTTTGTATCTGCTGCAAGATTGTACCGTTGGCGATGTTAATAATGCCGTCAACATTTTCCCCAACAAACCATCTTGGTTTTGTTTCGGCAACAACTCTAATAGTTTCGTTCCAGAGATAACGGTCATCATCTTGTCCTCTTCGCTTACCGGCAATTGAGAATGGTTGGCACGGAAAGCCTCCTGTAATGATGTCTGCTTTAATTTCTGATCCGTTGATGTTTCGGATGTCGTCATAAATTTTTATACCTTGCCAATGTTTGTTTAAAACTTTTTGGCAAAACTTATCCTTTTCACAAAAGGCAATTGTTTTAATTCTGTTTGTTCGTTCAAAACCATAACTGAAACCTCCAATGCCACTAAACAAGTCAAGGAGTGTTAATGTGTTACTCATAGGAATATAATCGTACTACTAACCGCGACCTAAATTTGAGGTGTAGTACCTAGCAGAAAAAACATTTTTCTATAGCGCTACGATAGTAAATAGCTTGTCAGGCAAACACTCTAGCCAAACAAACCAATATAAATTTAAAACTTTGGTGCAGTGTTGGTGCAAAAACTTTTATTAAGTATGCAGTTGAGAATGATTCTTATTCTCGAACTCCATCACGTGTGCGAGAGCCTTTTTGTGTCCGCAAACTACCCAAGTATTACTTATTCATCTTTAATTTCTTTTGCATCAATAATCTTTGCTGGCTGTTGCCACGTTATCTCAATCTTTGTATCTTGAATGATCTCTTGTTTATCGCCGTACATTGGCAATAGCTTTGAAGCTAACCATCTATAGTGATGTAACTTTTCACGCACTACCATAATGTTTTTATTGTCTGCGTGTTCTAACTCTTCAATCATATTATCTAAATATGTTTGACAGCCTTGCTTTCGTGCATTGGCAATACTTGCGGCAAACTCTTTGTTTTGGCTCATCCACTTATAAATCGTGCTTAAGCTTGGATAATCCTTGTCTTTGCAGATCTGAGTTAAAGGCTTTCCTGTCATTAACTTTTGACAGATATTCTCTGATAAACTTTGAGTTAGTTGTAATTCCTTCGACATTTTTAAACTGTTTTAAATTTTGTAAAGATTTAAGTTTACCTTCTAAAGTACGTGGACCTGTACTCATTCCAGCGTGATTTTTACATCTAAACTTTTTAGAAGTTTTACAATAATAACCTTTGGCTAAACATCGTTTAGAATAGTTACTTGATCTTGTATTGCTTTCGCACTGATCAGGTTTGAATTTCATTTTGTAAGTTAGCTGTTGGAAAGAAAAAAAAGTAAAAAAGAAATTACTTCAAACTTATTTTTGTAAGAAAACTTTTTTTGATACAGCAAAAT